GATACCCAAGCCAAGGATGATGCCCTGGCTGCCCTGGATGATGACTACAAGGAACTCTTCTCCTTTGAGGAGGATGTGGATCCTGATTGTGGTTGCCCTAAAGTTAAACCGATTGATGAGCCCTGTATCCCCTGCGGAGAATGAACACTTTCACTTCCCCTTATGATCAAGTAATTTCTCGCAAACGTCGCTGGACTCCTGTCGCTGTTCAAGCCGGTAAACTTGTTGAGGGGTCTGAGGAATCGATTCGTCGTGCCCTAGGACTCCGCCACCTAGAACTGCCGGTCCGCGAATTTCTCCAGCAAGGTCTGGAAAAGGAGCTGCCAAAAACCGCTGGTGTTGTGGAAGCTCTTAAGAGCAATCAGATGGATGAAGAGCGTCACGACCAGGCTCTTAACTATGTTGTGGAAGCTCATGGAACTGATAGCAAGTCTGAAGCCGAAGCCAAACACATTTTGAAAGCATGGCTCGACGCTCCAGAACACCCTATCCTAAAAGCAGCAATTCTTGAACGCAGTGTCTTCTTCGTCATCCTTCCCTTCTTCCGCTTCAACGGAGACATCGGCATTCGTACCACAGCATCAGACATCAGTCGTGATGAGCAGTGTCACACTGCAATTCATGCTATGGTTTGTAGTGAGCTTGGGATTAAGTCTACTCAAAGTTTGAATCGGCTTCGGCGTGCTACTGTTGCTTGGGTGATGGATGGATTGGGTTCGTCGGAAAACAAATACCTTGACAAAGATTTTTGGATGCGTCAATCTGATAATCTCTATTCTCAAGGTAAAGCACCGGAATTAAGCGAGACCCAACGTTCAAGGATGCCAGCTTTCTTTGAGGCTGCCAACACTGATCTTCCGCAATATGGATAAAAAAGTTTGCAAAAAATGCAACGTAGTCAAAGTATTGATTGGTAATTTTTACAAAAGAAATCAATCAAAAGATGGCTATGAGCATACTTGTATTCAATGCAGACGTAAAGCTAACGCAATAGCCCATCAAGCTCGTTACTCTCCCAATAAAAGACGAGATCAACATCTGCTTAAAAAATACAACATTAACCAAGCAGCATACATATTAATGCTAATAAAGCAAGATTCTAAGTGTGCTATTTGCGGCAACGCAGATAATGGTAGAGTAACAGATCAGTTCTTTGTGGTGGATCATTGTCATAGCACTGGCTTAATTCGAGGACTATTGTGTCATCCATGTAACACTGCTCTCGGTGGATTTCGAGATAATGTAAATTCGCTTCGTAATGCCATCGACTACCTAGAACGTTTTGATGATGCCTAATGACTACCTTGAACCAGAAGAGCTTCCCCTATCAAGAGTGGTAGGGGGGCAAGTTAATCTAGTTAAGCTGATCGAGGAGCTTGATGAGATGTATCCTGATCAGTATCCAGACTTCGCTATTTCCGAACGGCAAATGGCCTTCCATGCGGGGGCTGTAGCTGTGATTAGATTCCTTAAAAGTAAACTTTAACCCCCGTAAAACCATGTGCTTTGGTGGTGGCTCCGCGCCTGCTCCTCCTCCGGCCCCAAATCTTCCCCCTCCGCCGGAACCCGCTCCTCCTCCGCCCGTAACGGTGCCTCAGACGCTTGCTCGTGTTCAACCTGCCAGTAGTGCTGGTCAACGTGCTGCGCGTCGTAGGGCCTCTGCTGGCGCTGCTCAGCTTCGTATTCCAATGGGTGGTGCATCTGCACCTTCACCTGCGTCCACAACACCCACTGGCGGATCCGGTGGAGTCAATCTCAACATTGGTAAGTAATTATGGAAACTTCGTCTGCCGCTTCCCGCTACGCTAAACTTGCAAGCGACCGGACGATCTTCCTCGATACCGCCAGGGACTGTGCAGCTCTCAGTCTTCCGTATTTACTGACACCAACCGGTGTGGTAAATGGACAAAAGCTGCCTACCCCCTGGCAATCTATCGGAGCCAAAGGCGTTAACGTCATGGCCTCGAAGCTTATGCTTAGCCTGTTCCCTGTAACAGCTACATTCTTTAAGCTTCAGATCAACGACGGAAAGCTGGCCTCGGATCCAAATCTAGATGCTACGATCAAATCAGAGATCGACCTGAGCCTCTCTAAAATGGAGAGGATTGTCATGCAACACATTGCCGAATCACAGGATCGAGTGATCCTCCACCAGGCAATGAAGCATCTGATTGTAACCGGGAATGTCCTGGTATACATGGGTTCGAAGGGTGTGAAGTTGTATCCTCTTGACCGTTTTGTGGTCGTCCGTGATGGAGAGGGTCAACCCACAGAGATCATTACGGTTGAATCAATTGATCGACAGTTCCTTCCCGAACAATTCCAACAAACTCCTCAAACCTCAATCAACAGTGCTGGAGACGATGGATCTTATCCTAGTGCTGATGTAACTGTTGGTGAAGGAGAAGCTGCTGTTTATACCTGGGCTAAGCTCAAGGATGGACAGTGGCGGTGGAGACAAGAGGTTGATGGAGAAATCGTTCCGCAATCGGAAGGTAAGTCTCCAAAGACCACAACTCCGTGGCTTCCCCTACGTTTTAACGTTGTTGATGGAGAAGACTATGGACGCGGGCGCATCGAAGAATACCTTGGAGATCTTAAGTCCCTTGAGGGGCTTATGCAAGCAATGGTGGAAGGTTCCGCTGCTGCTGCTAAGGTGGTCTTTCTGGTATCTCCTTCTGCTACCGTTAAACCTTCTACTCTGGCAAAGGCCGGAAACGGTGCCATTATTCAAGGCCGTCAAGACGATGTTACGGCTGTTCAGGTTCAAAAGCAGGCGGACTTTGCGTCGGCTTTTCAGATGATCACCCAGCTCGTACAGCGACTGTCAGAAGCATTCCTCATCCTTACGGTACGTCAATCAGAACGTACTACTGCTGAGGAAATCCGTGCTACCCAACAGGAACTGAATGAGCAGCTTGGTGGCATCTATGGTAACCTGACCTCTGAACTTCTCAGGCCGTACCTCCAACGGAAACTATTCATCCTTCAACGCTCTGGAGAACTTCCTAAGCTTCCGAAGGGTGTTGTGTTCCCAACCGTCATTGCTGGTATCGAAGGCATTGGTCGCGGTCAGGATCGGGAATCTCTTATGATGTTCCTGTCCACCATCAGCCAAGCCATGGGTCCAGAAATGATGATGAAGTTCATCAATCCGGAAGAAGCCATCAAGCGTCTGGCTGCCTCCCAAGGTATTGACACGCTGAAGCTCGTTAAGACTGAAGCGGAACGCAATGCTGAGATGTCTCAGATGATGTCCCAAAACGCTCAGTCATCCTTGATTGGTCAAGCCGGTAACATCATTAAGGCTCCTCTCTTGGATCCATCAAAGAATCCAGAAGCACTAGACTCACTTCGTAATGCCACAGCAGCCTTCGGCCAAACAGCCCAGCCCACAACTGCCCCTCCAGCAGGAGCCCCTCAGTGAAGAAGCAATCTCTCTGAATACCAGGCGTAAGTCAGCAGGTCATCCTCTTGTTAGGTCTGATACTGCTACTCCACATCAATCTGGTTCAGGAGATCGAGTTACCTATCCGGGGCTCGGTAATGTCACTATTGTTCTTCACTGATTACCAACTACTACTCTCAACACATGCCTGAAATCACTTTTGATCCTACCGATCCGGCAGATACTGCGGCCCGAGAAGCAGAAGAAGCACGTCTTCTTGAGCTAGGCAGCAGACTCCAAGAGGAGGAAGAAGCTATTCAAAGTGAGACCTACGACAAAGCCCGTAGAGACTCAGAGGCAGAACTGAACTATGCTGGAAAGTTCAAATCAGCAGAGGATCTTGAAAAGGCTTACCTAGAGCTGCAAAAGAAACTTGGTCAGAAGGATACGGATGAGGCATCCTCGGAAGAAGAAGAAACCGAGAGTGATGAGTCTCCTTCTGAAGAAGCTAAAAAAACTCAAGAGGTAGCTCCAGAGCAACAGCTTCTGCTTGATGCCTCTTCTGAGTACTATGTAAACAACCAGCAGCTGAAGCCTGAGACGATTCAAAAACTGAAAGAGCTTCCCTCTGAAAAGCTGATTGAGGCATATCTGGAACTCCAGAAGTCCAATCCTATTGCTCAAGCAGCTACTCCTTTGTCGGATGCTGATGCTCAAGCAATTGTTCAATCAGTTGGAGGCACCGACAGCTACAACGAAACGCTGGCCTGGGCTTCGGAGAATCTTAAACCTGAAGAGGTGGCTGCCTATGATAACGTTGTTAACAGCGGTAACAAGGATGCCATCTTCTTTGCGGTTCAAGCCCTGAATCAGCGTTACCGTGATGCTGTTGGCTTTGAAGGTCAGACCATTTCTGGTAAAGCCGTCAAGCAAACCGTCAAGGGTTTCCGTTCACAC